CTCATGTCCCCCTTCGTCTATGAATAGACGGGGTAGCGGGCGATTATGTTATCGCTCGTGGTGCGCCTGCTGTATGAGCTGGCATCAGAATATGGTAGTATTCCGATGACGTTACAGCTGTGGCCTTCGGGTCCGAAGGCAGCGACGCGGATGTCACGCGCCTGTCCGTTTCCGCCCGCCATGGTGACAAGGTACCTGATGGTATCGTCATCCAGCCGGCCTTCGATGAGGCGCAGCAGCGGGTAGGAAGCTAGTATGCCGACCTCGGGTGGTCGTTCATATAGCTCAGCGGCCTCGATGAAACCCTTCGCGAGTCGCGGGGGGCGAGGGACAAGTCGCGGTCGTTGCTGGACTGTGAGCTGATCGTGTCGCGGTACTATTCCCTTGGAATAGCTTGATCCTAACATGAGAGCAGTCAAGTCGGCCCGACTCGCCTTTATCGCCTCAGCCTCCAGCGGTGTTACGTGGAGCTCGAGGTAGGAGCGTGTAGCGTGTTCACCATGACCGGGGGGTAATATGTCCCGGGTTGGTGTGGGGGGTGGGCGCTCGACTTTGTAAGTGCGGATTTGGTAGTCGACGTTGTAAACGGGGGCACCAGCGATTGCCCAAGTGCCGGTGAGTAGCCTATCCAGGTCACGGAGCTTGTAGCCGTGAATGGAGGCGTATGATCTGGCCACGAGCCGTGGGATCATAGGTGACCCACCCCGATTGGTGACACTCCCGACGGTGGTTATAGCAGAAGTCAGTCCCTGTTCGGGGGTAAGAGGGTCGTCGGCGGTCCATGTGCCGGCGACGAGAGTTGCGATGCTGCGGGCGAGGTAGCCGTGGGCTTCAGACGTGCCGATCCCCAGTCGTAGGAACTCGGCGTGGTGGAAGCCGATGCTTTGTTTGGTTGGGTTCATGCGGCACCCGAACTTCGCGCAGGCCTGTAGGAGGTAGGCAGCCTCGGCTAGTGTACGGGAGCGGATGTACACGTCATCGCCGGCGTGCAATGATACCATCCCATCGAAATGGGCGCCTCCGACTGCCGCTCGGATGTATGCGGCGTTAAGCACGGAGTTAATAAACGACGTGCCCCGGTGGCCGGACATGAGGGTTCCGAGCACATGGCGCGGGCGTCCGTTGTGGTCGATGAACATGTTGTCGAATGACTTCCATAGTGCGTTTCTGTACCAGGCCGGGGCGTCATACCTAGCACACGTTTCGTCAATGAGCACCTGCATGACAGAGGTGGCGTGGTGTGAATTGAAG